TTGTTCTACAGCATTGGTCATCCGCTGATATGCAGCAGCCTGTTTTGGATCGATATTAGGTGTTGCCTGGGTTTCGGCCTGTTGAACTCCGAATACATCGGAGTAATCTTCAAGCCATTTAGATACAGACTCTTCAGTTGGGTCTATATCCTGTGGGATAAATGAAGCGATCTTCGTATTTACCCCGCGACTAGCGAGGGCATCTTTGATTGCTCGTTCTCTATTTGATTTAGCAAGTGATTCGTACTGCGCTTTTAGTTCAGCGAGTTCTTTATCTTTTTGCTTTGTTGCTTTACGCAACTGTTTGACGAGATCGTTACCATCATTGGATGGTGTATCAAAGTCGTCATCTTCGTAGTCGTAGTTGGACATAGGTCCTTCTCCCATTTCTTTTGTAGGTTTCGTAAGCCTCATACAGATTCGGGGACTTTCTGTATGGCTCTTACTACTGGTTTTGTTGTCTCTCTAACGGACCAGTCGTCCCGTTAGCAGGCCTAGAATTGCCCTGCGCGTTCGCGGGCTAGTGCGCCTTGGGCTGCACCTGTTTGACCAGAGAACTGTGCAGTCTCTAGTTGTGCTAACCTCTTGCGCTTGGCTGCAGCATCTGCCGCACCTGTGGTACCAAATACTTCTTGTTCTGCTGTGGTCTGCGTGTATGGACCAAGACCTTGCTTAGCGTAAATGTCTCCAAGTTTTCCAGCAGTTGGCAGAATACCTGCGATTGTCTGGAATCCTTCACGTGCTTGCTGACCAGTAACTCCATACTTGGCAAGTTCTTCTGCTCTAGTAAGTCCTGTAGCAAGACCAGCCTGCATAGCTCCAGCTCCGATTTCAGCAGCAGTTACTTTGCGTTTGATGTTGGTAAGTGCTTGGCTTGGGTCAAGAGCGTAGGCAAGAATGTCACCATTAGTAATATCAGGATAGAACTCACGTAGTGCTTTAGATACCTCAGGGGCAGCATTGATAACGCGATTCTGTGCAGTCTGAATACGATCTTCTAGTTCAGACGCTGATACATCTCCAGCAATAAACTTTTCAAATCCTTGCTGGATACCCATATCACCTTTTGTATAATAAGAAGCAGGCAAGCCATAATTACGCATAACGTTTTGGTATTGGTCTTCAAGCCCAACATACTCTGCTTCTGATAAAGCACGAAGACCTGCATTTATTCTTTTTTCATTAGCAGCAAAGCGCTTCTTATAGGCATCGCTTTCTGTGCGGAGTCTCAATGTAAATTCTGAAGTTGACAAACCATCTTTGATATACTTTTCTACATCTGATAACAGTCCTTCTAAACCATATTGAGCAAATGTATTTCTAAGCAAATCAAAAGCAGACTGTCCTTGACGACGTTTTTCTTCTGCTGCTGCGGCGGCTGCTTGTTGAGCCTTGAGTCTTTCGGCTGCGCCAGTATCTGTGCTTCCGCCACCGCCAGTACTTCCTCCACCACCAGTAGGTGTTGAAATCATAAATGATTGAGGTACTTGTGCTCCGCCACTCCATTCAGAAATAGCGTCTGTTCCATCACTATACTTAGGAACGTTGTATGTAACGCCATTGATTGGATTTCTCCATTGAACATAACCAGTGACTTTCTTTTCACCGCTAGTTTTTGGAAGAGTTGTAGTATCAATCTTTCCAGTGGCAGTATCTACTTTTGCGCCAAGGGTTGAGGCGATATCTGCAGCATTTGCTTTGGCTTGAGTTAGTGCAGTTGCAGCCTCTGCCTGCGCTTTTGCCGCTTCTTCTCGTGCTTGGGCTGCATCTGATTGAGCGCGAGTCGGAGTTGTTTCTCTAATGCTAGCAAGATATTGTTCGTATGTTGTGCGGTCTTCTTTTGGAAGTTTATTCATCGCCGCATTCCATTGAGATCTAGTTAGCGCCATTGTTACCCCTGGAATCCGAAGTCACGAAGTACACCAAGTGCTGCACTTGATACTTCTTGTCTTGCATTGTCTGTATATTGCCAACGTGGGTCTTTGCGAACTGCACGTTTGAAATCAAAGATGGACATTTCTTTATCTGGTCCATAAGCAGAACGAAGCACTGGGTCATCTAAGTTGATTGAATCAGGTGTCATCTCTAAAAGCGCTGCCATAGTATTGCGGTATGGAGCGTAGATATTTGATAGGTCTAAACCTTGGTCAAGTAGATTACCTACTTTTTCAGGTAAGCCTAACTTAGCCTGCTGGCGGATGATGCGATTGAAGTCTTCTACGCTTTCACCACGAGCAATACGCTGTAGCCATCCATCTACCTGATTGCCAAAGTCTTTTTCTAGATTGAATCCATTGAGACGGGCGGTATTGCGTAGTTTATCTAGCGCATTAGCTGCTTCTCCAGCAGCGCCTTTGGCGCTGATTCCGCTAGTAAGTTCATCAATGATAGTAATATCATCAATACCATCGTCATAATACTTAGTAAGGGTTGCATCATCTGTCTTGATACCAGCAGTTGCTAGTTTCTTTTTGATGCCAATAAGCCAAGACTTGAGACGTTCTTTGTAAATACCTTCGTTTTGAATCTTTCCTAGAATGCGGGATTGAGCATCAGTATCTAACTTGCCCCACTTAGATCTATTCCATAGGTCATCTGCTAATGCTTGATTTCCAGCAGCAAGGGCAGCTTTTATCTCACGAAGTTCTGGTCCATAAATCGGGTCATCAATAAGAACCTCAAATACACCATACTTGCCCGTAAATAAATCTGGCAATGCACCTGTCTTAGGATTGACCTGAGGCATAGTTGCTGCAGTTTTTGCAGCCGCTGCCATACCAGCTCGTTTAGTTGCTTCATCAATAGCAGGCGCTAGTGTCGAGGTATCTCTAGGTTCAGCCATTACCCACGACCTCCCATTTTCTGGAATGCCCAATTAGCAAAGTCAAGGTTCTGCTTGCGTTCTAATGAAACAGGGTCTGCTTCTTTTAGGGCACTAGTAATTGTTTGTGTAATACCTTCTGATGTAACCTCAGGTCTTTGAATTGATACTGTTTCCATTTTACCAGTTTTAGGATTCTTGACTTTCTTTGTTGGTTCAGTAACAGTTCCCTGCATAGCCATTTTATTCAAAGTGCTATTGAGGTCTTGATACCACTCAGCAGACTTATCAGCATCTGTAATAGTACGACCAAGGAGAGACTTGGCTACATCGTCAATCTTTGCAGCAAGTTGTTCTGGGGCATATTCATAAATAGAGCGTGATGCTGTTGGAGCAGCTTTCTTTTGTCCACCTGCGTACCAGTTGAGGTATTGTTCTGGTGTAATCCTTTGTTTCCCGTTGGATGTTGCATACCAATCGGATGCTCCATCTACAGACAAATCCCAAATAGCACGAGCCTGAATAGGGTTTGCATCAATACCATTCTTGCGGAGAGCAACATTCCACTTATTACGTAGGTTCTCGTCTGTTAGATAACGAGACTTAGCCTGAGCAATAGACTCTGTAACATCTTTGGTGGTTGGCTTTACAGTATAACTACCACCTGTTGGACTCTTGGTAGTGTAACCCTCTACGTTTTGAGTACCAAGATATACCTTGTTAGCGTAGGAAGCGTCAGTCATACCATTGGTATTGGCACCATAGTTATTGAAGAATGTATCTACAAAGTCTGGCATTATAACCCTTCCAACAAAGTATCATTCTCTAGGACTCTTGTGTAGATCCTATTGAATGTAACATCTTTATCTATAAGAGCGCCCGTAAAAGCACTCCACATTTCTTTGATATCTGCGTTTTCTTCGTTATCTATATTCTTAGACCTGCGTTGTGATAACAATGAAATTATATATTCACGACCCTTGAGATAATCAGCCATAGTCTTGATATCGTTACGGCCTGAAAGTCTTGGGTCTTTTGTTGCCTTTTGAGCAAAGGTCAGGAAGTTCATAACCTTGCGGGTATCAACTTTTCCACGTACTGAAGCCCAGTCTTGATTCTCTTGAGAGAGCGCAGCGACGAAATCTTTCTTCAACTGCTTCAAGTCTTCAGCACCCTTAGACTCTAAACTCTTGAGTCCACGATTGATACGCTCTGCTTCGATACGATCCATAGCCTTGTTATAAAGAATCCAACCGCGTTCTGCGTTTGTCTCAGCAATAGCCTCGTATGGGTCTTGAGCGCCTCGGAATGTAACAGTGGAACCAGGTGCTACAGCCTGTGTTCTTTGATTACGGTATACCGTAGGTGAGAACTCGCCAGCATTAGCATCACCAACAAGGAACCAACCATATTCTGGGTTAGTTGCAATTAGGTCAGAGAGTTGCTTTGCTCGCTTATCGGCCTCAACTGTAGCTGAGATACCTGTATAGTTCTTAGATAGGCTTGTTGTGAAGTAGTAATACTCATCGCCGTACTTGTTGTAGAACCTTTCGGCTGCACCAACAGGGTCTTCTTCACGCATACGCTGGTATTCATCAATCCAGAACTGATATGGGCTACGAGTTTGTGTAGCAAAAGGTAGTGTGACACGGGAAACCACATCAAGGGCAATAATCCACTTGACTTTGTTATTGATTTCCTCTGGTGTTGGAGCCTTATCGCGCTCACCAACAGAGAACTTATGGCTTTCTTCTGCCATTACAAGCACTGTTAGGTTAGAACGTAGTGGACTCTCTGGGTCAAAGCCATCAAATAGACGACGTGCTGCAGCATTTTGCAATAGGAAGTTTCTTACGCTTGTATCTTGAGGACCGTAAGGAAGGATTTCCTTTACAATGCGATTGGTTTCCTTCTCAGGAAACTTCTTGATAAAAGAAGATAGCGGATATTGTACGAACCAACCAGCACCTGGGTTCCACCACGCATTACCTTGGTAGATAAGGTTGAGAGATGGCTTTGGAATTGAGAATGGACGGCTATCAAAGCGTAACCATTTAGCCCATTCACCAGGAATGTTGATGTATTTGATGCCATCACGTTCTTCAACCATACCGCTACGATCTGGTGAATCGTAGATAGTCTCCAGTTTACGGATGACTGATGGGTCATTGAGGATAATACGACCCCACTTCTCGGCAACGTCTGCGAACGCACCAAAGAATGGGAAGATATAACGTAGTGTGCTTGCTGCATCTACACGTTCTGATGTGTCATAAAGAGTACGACGCATCTCAGCTCTTGCCCATTGGCGAGCCTTATCTTCTAGACTGCGTAGATATTCAGGCGGAATGCTCTTTCCAGGATATGTCTCAATAGCATTCTTGACTACAGCATCCATACGCTTACGGTATAAATCAACGAATAATGGATTACGAACTAACTTAGATTCAGGAAGTTCACCGAATCCTTTATAGAAGTTATCAAGGAAGTTAGCCCATAGACGCATTACGCTACCGCGACCAAGTGCTGTGCTGACCTGTGCTGCGTTGACATCTGGACGACCAGTGACAGGAATGTATTTAGCTATATCCTCCTGAGTAATAGCCCGCTTAGAAGCAATGTTCTTGAGTTCTGGGCTGATGTACTTAGGGAAAAGTGCTTCAATGTTCTTCATATTGGCTTCAACGATTTCATCTACGTTGCGACCAAGAGCAAGGTCTTTGAGAATCTTACGACCCTCTGGATCCTTGAGCAAGAACATCTTAGCCTTGTTCATTACATTCTCACGAGGTGCATTTTCCAAAAGAATAGATGCAAACTTAGAACCACGAATCTGACGGTTGATTACTCGCTCGTATGCTGGTCCCCAATTCTCATCGGTTCCCTTGATTACTACCCAGTCTCCGCTAAGTTCTGTAGCGTTACGAAGTTTGCTTGATGATTCGCTAAAAGCGTTATCCATCAAGGTAGCAGCATTAGCAATAAACTTTTCTTGAATGTATTTAGACTTAGCAACGGTTGCACCAAGTGCATCTTCGTAGGTAAATACCTCATTACCAATCTTGATAGTGCGTAAACCTAGACCGTACTTGTCCTTTATCTTGATTCTGCCATCAAGCATTGCGTCAATCTCATCGATTTCGCGCTGGATAAGTTCAGGATTATCAGCATTGTCAATACTTGCAAGAAGTTCAGCCTTCTTAGTATTGAGTTTGACGCTATCTAGGTAATCAAATACCTCAGTAGGTTTAGCATCCTTGAATCTGTTAGCAACAATGTTCTTCAAACCAGAACCTGTACGATTGAGGATAGCCATTGCGCCAACTGTGTTGGCGATACGTAGGAATCCTTCGGTAACGCTACGGATTGGATAACCAATACGAGCCAAAACCTCAAACTTGATAAGAGAGTCAATGCTTTGTGTCAACTCTCCTACGCCACGCTGAAATGCATAGACAGGACCTAGTGCTTCAAAGCGAGATGCTCTTCCTGCTTTAGTCAAAGCAGCATACATAGCATCAATATCTAGAGTCGGAAGTTCCTTTACTAACTGTGATTCAGTCAATGGCATTGGAATGACATACTGAGTTCCGTCAACACCTTCGATAGGTGTCAATTTACCACCTACTGGACCACCTGTTACTGGATCTGTGGCTCCTGTGTAAGCACGTTCACGGATAAGGTTATGTGCTCGTGAGCGAGCGCCTGCAAATGTGGCCCAAGCCCTGCGAACATCTTCAGGATTAGTATATCCAAATTGACGGGCGACTGTATCAAAGAGTTCGCGCTCAATTTCTTGGTATACATTGGCTCGTTGCACATCGCTAGTAGCAGCAATATATTTATTGAAGAGTTCATTCTTGCGTTCTACAGTAAACTTAGATAGTTCAAGGTTCTTCTTGTTTGCATCAATCTGAGATTTGATGATTTTCTTTTGTGTATCGTCTGTAACGATAGCCAAGTCATTCTCAAGTTGAGCAATCTTGGACTTATAAAGGTTCTCTTGCTTTACAGATACCCCACGAACTCTACTAAGCATATTGTCTACAGTCTGAAGTGACTGATTATCTGTAAAGTCAATCCATCCCTTAGGACGCTTATAAGCAAAACCCGTGATAATACGCAGTGGCATACTAGCAGCACCGTTGCGAAGATCGATAAGACCCTGACTTCTAAAGGCTGCCGTTCTAAAGTCAGCGATTGCATCAACTCGTGGAATAACATTTGGGTCAATAATGGATTCAGCACGAAGTTTTTGTATGTTAGATGCTAACTCTTCTTCATACTGAGCAGCCATAGCAATGTTCTTCTCAAGGTTGTCACCCTGATTTATCAAGTCCATCGTGTACTGACCGCTTACTTTGTCAACACCAGCGCCGAAGAACTTAGCACCTACGATTTCATCTTGTAAGTTTGCTATGTCTGCCGCTAAAGACTTATTGGTTTCAAGTAAGCGAGTAGCTGCTTGAACATCACCCATTGCCCATTGAACAATATCTGTCTTTGCTGCGTGACGAGCAGCAGTATCTTCAATCTTGTTAGCCTTAGCAATAAGATCAGAGAAGGCTGCAGGAGCAGCAGACTCACGGATAGACTTGACGCGGAATAATTCAGCCGATGTTAGCCCATCGGTTCTCTCTACGAAATCTTGTAGTGTTGCTTTGATGCGCTCAGCACGTTTTCCAGTTTGCTCACCAGCAAGAACAGCCTTGAGTTCGCCAACTCCTTCTACTGCGTACTTAGCACCTCGTAAAACTTTGAGTGCTTTACCAGCAATAATAGTTGGATCTAAAACAAATCTAGCAACTACATCTGTTCCCCACGATGAAAAACGACCATATGTCTGTTCACGAAAAGCCTTTTCAGCCTGATTCTTGTCGTAAATATCAAAATCATTGGCAGCAAAAAGTAGGTGATCATCAATAAACTTTTCTGCTTTATTGCGACTCTTACCTAGTGTTACAGCATTTATGGTATCTTCAATAAGATTGACTGGTTCGCCAATAAATGTTTTTACAAAAGCGCGACCAGGAGATACCGTACGTGCCTTATCCCACGATTCACGAATCTTTGTTGGGTCAATCCCACGACCTTGAAAAAGCGGATTATTCTCATCGCCAAGAAGTAAGCCGAATGACACTGCTTGAGCAGAAAGGTTATAAGCCTTTTCCATACCAGCAAAAAGATTTCCCCAAAATCCTGCACCGCCTGCCGCCTTTGCTTTTTCTTGACGGTAAAACATCTCTGTTGCCGATGCTCGATCTTGTGGCGCAAGTGCTCTACCAAAGTCTGCAGGAGCAGCTAAGGATGTTGGTTTAGAGGCATCAGTATTGTAGTACTTACTGAATGCACCCATTGTGTCAAAGGCAGATGGATTTTTCGCTTTGAGTTTTTCCGAATAAATCCTCTGTGCGATTTCTCTATCACTCATAGAAGATTAGCCCTGAGCTGCCTTACATAGTTACGAAATGCCTGTGATGATGAAGGAGAAGCAGCAACAACTTCTAGTGCAGGAAGATATGAAAGCATTCTATCTTTATCTTCTTGTGTATCTAGATTGTTATTGATGCCTAAAACTTCAGGACCTGCACCTGGTCCCATTGGGATACCAGTTGTAATCGGTTCTTCTGGTCGTTGTGTTGGTGCATATAGTGGAGTTACTGCACCTTGTGCAGCAGCGCGAACATCTCCTGCTCTAGCGCCACGCACATCAGGAGTCTTAGCAAGTGGAGCACCTGATTTGATAGCGGCTTGCTCTACGCCACCACCGTAAGTATCTGATTGAAATGAAAGTCCATCGGTTCTCTTGGAGAACTTGCCAGGACCTGATACGCCTGCCATTGGCCCTCTAGCCATTATTGTCCTCCATCTTCTCTAAATCTGAAGTAAATTGTTCCCACACTCTGGAAACTTTTGTTTTTCTATTTGCGTTATACACTGCTAAATCTAAAATCTCTGATGCAAACATTTCTATTGAACGTACTAAATTCAAAAATAAACCTGTGAAAACTACTAAGAAATCAGCGAGAGTGATAGAACGCGGTACGTAATCTTGTTCTTCGTCCACGTTCTATCCTCTCAGTAAAACTAAGCCTTCTTGCCTTTGCGTCCTGCTGGCGCATAGCCAAACTTGACATCGGACTTCGCTGGCTTCTTTGTGTCCATCTTGCCTTGTGTTGGCTTGGACATTGGAGCCTTTTCACGACCACCTTTTTTATTCATATTACACCTCCCTACCCTGCAATAGATGCGAGTAACGTAGCAATGTCTGGACGAGAGCCAGCAGCAGGGGCCGCACCCATTTGTTCTTGAGTTGGCTGCGAGGCAGGAACGGGGGCCATACCTGCTGCTGGAACTTCTGCGCCCATAGGCATTTCTGGTTGTGGTGGTTGTTCAGGTGTGAATACCTTCTCCACAATACTTTCGAGTGCTAAACCTTTTTGTCTTCCTTTGATTACCTCTGCGATACGGGAGACAATCTGAGAAGGATCTTGACCTTGTGCTGCAAGCGTTGGAATTGCCTGGGCATACTGAGCCACAGCAACACGCAAAGAATCGCGCATCTCTTCAATGTCAACACGTTGTTCTTCTTGAGTAACATTTAGCTCCATTGGGATTTCGCGGCGTACATAATCACGTGATACAAGTTTGTCAGAGCGCATCTGTAGCAAAGCAATGATTGCGTTGTTTGGATTCATACCCGACATAATGCCGTAGCGAACATCAACGCCATACTCACCAGCGATAGCCTTAGATGGTACGTACTTCATATTGAATGGAGTACCGTCGTCTACGCCCTTGATTTCTTTGGTGATATTGCCGAAAATCTTCTCGTCTACTTCAAAGCAGAGTGATACAAGTTCAGTAAAGAGGCGTGCAAACTGTGCTTGTGCTGCACGTACTTGAGTATCAAAGCCAGCTTGGAGTGCTTGAACTCCGCGACCTGTGATGATGGAAGCATCAACGTTACCGCTACGTACTTCTGGGTAACGAGCGCCGAGACGTAGTTCGCGCTCTAGAACGCCTGATTCAGTAAATACTCCAGGAGGAAGTTCTAGCGGTACACGGCGGATTGCTTGTGGATTAGCAGAACGCATAATGGAGTCAGGGCCAAGAGCAAGTTCTTGAACATCCTGTGGAATAGCAATCGGTGCTTGAATTGACTTTTCTGCTGCTTGAATTTGAAGAACAGCGAAGCGAGCACGTGCAAGTTGTACCGCTAGAATATCATCAAACTGTCCACGTGCTTCGCCGTCTAAAGATGAGCGAACTGCAACGCGAGCCATACACTTACCAACAGGATTTGGTAGGTTAGATAGAACGAGGTTGTTACGTTCTGGAATAAAAATAATATCTTGATCTTTGTCGTGGTAACGAACAAGAGTTACTGCTTGAGCGCCAGATGCCAATGGCATACGTGGCATAATCTCTGAAGCAAACTCTGGGTATGCTGCAGCCATTGACTCAGCATCACTAATAGTGATTTGAGTAATAGAGATACAGCGACCAAATCTATCAATCTCTGGATAAACGCCAAATGGATTGAGTAGGCGGATACGTGGATTGTTTGTATCGTAATCCATCTCAACCATTGCTGGAAGCATTCCGTAGGTGTTGAACCAGTCAGCACCGTTATACATTTGAATCTGTAGTTCAGAACCTGAAACGTAATAGTTCGCAATGCGGGTTCTGGTATCTGCAGCTTTGCGTGCTGAGTCTGAGACCATATTGGTAGCAGCGCAGTTGAATGATGGTAGCGGAGCCATAACCTCAGCGAGGTCACGAGCTGCTACATCTACGAAGTTAGCAACAAGAGGCTTTGGGTATTCTTCTGAGAACATAGCAGGATAGACCTTGCTGATGTCTCCTTGACGTACCGATAGCACGTCACGCATACGTTGATCGCGTGCAGCATAACGCGACTGAAGTCGCGCTACCTTAGCGATTACCTCTTTGGTTGTTAGCACGTATATCTCCTAGATGAACTGTCTATCTTTTTCAGCAAGCAGTTCATCGATATTGATGACTTTACGCTTACCTTTTTCGTAGCGGGATAAAAATGGATTTCTCATATGGTGGGTAGTGTGGATGCCTTGGTTGAGCCATTCACGTACTTTGATTTCGCAGAACCAGAGAGCCATCACCATATCGGTCTTACCCTTGGTCGTAGGTGACCAGGTAATAAGTTGTTCTATAAGGCTCTTGATGTTTTCTGTTTGGTCAGAGGGAAGATGAATCAGATTATCTCTGTGATGCTTTCCATCGGCTTGCTTGGTACCAAAGAGGGTGGACATAGAAGCCACGCCAAAGCCTGCATCCCACTTGTTATTACCAGTATGGTGCTCTCTTAGTACAGTTCCTTTGGATGCAAGGAATTGTCTAATTCCCTCATCTTGCGTGAGAAAAGATTGAAAGGCATTACGCTCCACGATCCATTCCGACGGTGTATATACGTGAGTCCAATCGGTAATGAGTTGCCTGATTTGTGCAGGCGTAGGACGCGTAATCTTGATAGCGTCGACAACGTAGCGCTTATGAGTAGACCTATCAACTGCATAACAGACTGCCGCTGTGTCTCCGACCATCGCTGGGTCCAATCCACAAACAAAACTGAAACCGTTGAGGTCCCTGGGGTGACCTGGACTGCCAGGCACCAATCGACCTGCTTTTCGCATTCCATCGATAGAGCCTTTCACACAGACAGGATCAAAGATTGCATCATCAGATATATCTTGCTGTTGATAAATCAAAGCCCACGTGGAGGCATCCATAGCTTGACGCTCGTTATATAAGTTGCGTCCATTCCAGCGAGGCCATAGGCCTTCTTCTGTTTTCTGTTCTTCAGGTTGTCCATCAAAGGGTGCATCTGAATAAGGCCAAAGAGTAACCCACTTGTCAGGGTCTTCGTGTGGTTCAAGCAGTGCTGGCATTGCCAGGTATGTCCAAGGAACTAAGCCGCCAGGGTAGCGGTCTTGTGATCTAAGTTCTTTATACAGGTCTACCGCTGATACGCGGGTACCGATAACGATGAGCTTACCTGTCGGGTTGAGACGGGATCTAACATCTTGGGTGAGCCACTTGATTTGTCGTTCAAAGTCATTTGCGTTAGAAAGGGTAACTGCGTCATCTATGATAATCATATCTGCACGCTTACCGTAAATCTGACCGCCGATACCTACGGCTTCAATGTTTGGGTCCTTCTCAGATGACTCACGGAGTTCATCACCGAAGGTAACACGGGTAGCCTGCCAGGAGGCAGTCTTAGATTTGAACCCAACCCCAGCGGCATATGCCTGCTGTAGTTCTTCGTACATTGGATGCGTCAGTCGCTGCTTGATAGCATAAAGGAAGTCTGCGGCTAGACGCTGGGTTTGGGAAACTATGAGAACTCTAAAGTTCGGGTTATTGACAATCTTCCAGGTGACATAGTCAACGGTGACTGTCATTGACTTGGCGTGGTTAGGCGGGATATTGATAAGGATGCGGTTATCTGCCAAACCCTTTTCGTATTTCATCGAAGGATGAAGCCAGCCTGGGTCTTTACCCTCTATAACATCTATCAGGTTCTGCTGATGAGGGAAAGTCTTGGAGCGCAAGAAGCGCTCACGGAACTGAGCAAAGGTAATATCATTGAGAGTCTGCTCTATGAAGGAGGAACCGCGTAAGCCTAGCCTAGTTCTGTCTACCTTGTCTTTCCAAACAGGGTCAGTACGGCGGTAATACTCATAGGACTTGTAGGATCTACCAGCGGAGGCTACAGCTTGCTCTACTGTCATACCTTCTGCGATAGCAGAGAGGATAACTCGCTTGGCTATCTCTGCTGTATTTTCTGGCATTGTGTCCTAACGGGTCTATAGATAGAATACACCCAACTAAAAGAGGTGCTTAGCAC